GGTTTCCTGCGCGCTGGTGAAGCTGGCGGTGGTGTTGGTCAGGACGGTGGCGAGCGGCTGGTAGACGCCCGTGTGGTTGTGTCCGGCCGTCGCGTAGTTGCCCGCCAGCCCATCTGCATAGGCGCGGTCCCCGTGCGGGTCAGTCGCGCCAGAGTGCGCCGCCACCGCAGCCGCAGCAGTACCCGTGGCATCGGCGCCGACCTGTGCGGCTGTGACGCTGTGCGGGTTACTGGTGCTGCCAACGTGCGCCTGCAGATTGGCATTCGCCGGCTCGTAGGTTCCGGTGTGATTGTGCGAGGTCGCCGACTTCGCATCGAGCGCCGCTTGCAAACCCGTGATTGCCGCAATCGGGTGCGCGTCAGTAGTTGAGCGCCCGGTGAGATCGTTGTGGATGGTGACGCCACCACCACCACCGCCGCCACCCGTATTCAGCGGCCCAATCGTCAGCGTGATCGTCTGCGATCGCACTACCAGGGTGACGATCATGGCGAATCCGGATGCGGCAGCACTTCAATCTCCCCACCGAACGGCGTCGTCACCACATCCGGCGTCGGCGTCTCGAACACGATCCGGAAGCTGTACCAGCGTCGATCGCGCCTGCGCGCCGTCGCCGCCAGCAGCGCATTAGTGACGCTCGGCGGGATTTCATCGATCTGGCCCGCGCCGCCCACTGCATCGCTGATCGTGATCGTGCCCTCCGGCACCGTTGGCGACGCTGCATCCGCCCCCGACGTGCGCAGCCTGGCCAGCCGCGTTCCCGCGATCCGGTCGTAGATGTCCATGATGATCTGCGCGCCACTCAGATTCACGGGCGTCTCATCGTCATTGGCGATGGTGAACGCCATCGCCGGCACCGTGTCACCACGCACCCAGGCGAGGCCATCGGCGTCGAGGAAATCGAGCTTTGCAGGGCTTGGCATGGGTCAGAACCAGTTGGCTGTAACGCGTTGGCCGCGGGTTTGCTGGCGGATGCGCAGGGATTTCGCACTGACTGGCTCGCCGAAGTGATCTGCGAACAGTTGCGCGTGGCCCTGCGCTTTCTGATCGTCGCCGGCATCCGCGTCACGGGTGAGGTACGAGAGGTGGCACGCCCAGTGCGCGAGGTACATATGCTTGTGCGCCGGGATGGCCGTTGGCGGCTCCAGCGTCGTGGACGACACCGTGAACCGCTCCGCGCCAACCGGCACCCGGTACCCGTGCAGCGTGAGCGTTCCGACCACGGTCGGGATCGGCGTCACCGAGTACGATCCGGTGGTGATGTCGACAATCAGAGCTTCCGGGATGTCTCCCGTCTGATCGCGCCACCGCGGGTAGTCTTCGTCGGCGACCTCAAGCGACATGATGGCCAGCGGCCGAAGCAACGCGCTGTGCGTAGCCGCCGTGATGTCGAACCACCCGGCCGGCAACGTGTAGGCCTGCTGCGCCACGGTCAGCGCCTGGCTGGCCGATGCGCGCATGAGCTTGCCGCGCGTGCACGCCTCATCCATGGCCGCATTCAGGCTTTCGACGCCATGCTCCTGCGAATGCAGGTAGGGCTCGGCCGTGTCATCCATCCACTGGCGCCATCGCGCCAGCAGCTGCTTGAGCGTCACGCTTGCGGCGTCAGCTTGGCGATGCGGTCACTGACCAGCGTCAGCACCGTGGTCCGCGGCGGCGGGCTGGTGCGGGCCGCTTCGGTGTCCAGCAGCGCAGTCAGCACGCCCAGATCCTCGATGCTCGGCACGGCCGCGCGCAGATCGGTGACGCTGCTGCCCAGCAGCGCCGACACGCGCTCGCGCTGCTCGTCGGTCAGTGCGCCAGTCGTTGGCGGCAACTGCGGCGGTGCTTCCGGAGCCTGCGCACGCTGCACGGTCGGCAGCTCGTAGGCGCGGTAGCCTTCGGTGATCGACAGCAGGCGGTCGCAGTGAGCGATCTCGTTCACTTCGCACACGTGGGGCGATTGCGGGTTGTTGTCGAGCGGCCGAAAGAAGTAGTCGCGGCCGCCCAGGTTGATCGGGGCGTTCGGCCGCTTGATGAGGGATTCGATAAGCACGGGTGTCGTCCTTGTGGAACACGTTGGACCGAGAGGGCCGCCTCGCGGCGGCCCTCGCAGTTACTTCCCCGTTTCCGGGTTAGTGCACGGCCTTGTAGGCGATGTCGAAGTAGATCGTCTTGCCGACGACACCCGTGGCGTTGGCCGTCTTGAACAGCGCCTGCAGCAACCGATCGCTGGAGCTGGTCAGGTGCGCCATGAGCGCCGCGACGTTCGCGCCGGCGTGGTCGAAGAACCCACCAGCGTTGCCAAGGGCGATGCCGTCAAACAGCACGTCAGCAGCGCCGCTGAAACCGACGTCGAGCGTCAGCGTGGGCGATCCATGACTGTCCAGCTCTTCGCCGTAGACACGGCACAGCTGCGGTACCAGGATGTGATTCGCCGGCACATACAGCACGTCGATGGTGTCGTTGATGGCGGGCGCCACCGCGGCGCCGAACGTGTAACTTGCGGTGACGATGACGGGCACGCCGATGCGCTCGGCGTGGATCGGCGCGTCGGACGCTGCGCCGCGGTTCGAAACGAAAGCAGTCATTGCGGTAACTCCTGAAATTGAGCGCGGGTTGACGCTCCGGCATTGCTGCCGGAGTCGTCAGTCGCTGGTTGGATCAGCCCGGATCGGCGGCGGCGGTGTCGATCGCAACCACGCCGTAGTCGTAGGAGTTGAACTGGGTCTTCTTCGCACCGACGATGACATCTGCGCCGATGATCAGATCGTTGCCGCGGTTCTCCATTTCCTCGTGCCAGGAGAAGCGCAAGCCCTCGCCCGGGGAGCCGAACGCCAGCACACCAGCCTGACGGCCGAGCAGCAGCGCGCGACGGGCCACCACGTTGCTGCCGGCACCGTAGTCGTTGAATCCGATCACGGACTCGTGCGACTGCAGGATGCAGTTGCGCAGCATGCCCAGCGACTCCGAGAAAATCGGGTTGCTGCGGCCTTCTGCGCTGGCGGCGGACTTCTGGATGTCCAGCCAGTCACCGGTGGTGGTCGACGTGCGCAGGTCGTGTTCCTGGTACGTGTGCATCAGCAGCACCAGGCGGCCCGTGCCCTCGACGTTCGACGGCTGCAGGCGGGTGAGGCCATTGCCGGCCGATCCACCACCCATCGTCACCGCCTTGGTGACCGCGCGCTCCACGACGGCACGGGTCATCTTTCCGGCGGTGGTCAGCGTGGCCTTGCTGGTGCCGTCGCCGTACATCTGGTGCGAGGCATCCGGCGCGACGATCGCGTTGTTCGCCCGACCAGTCCAGCCAACGGGCCAGATGAAGTCCGGGTTGACGCCGCGCCCGCCGGAGATGTAGATGAAAATCATCTCGTCGAACAGACGCGCCCAGTATTCACGCAGGCGAGCACGGCCGATCGTGCGCAGGTTGTGGAGCGTTCGCTTGCGGGTCATCTTGCCGCCAGCGTTGACGCCCTTGTACATCTGATCGATGCGAACAGCGTCCTGGAAGAACTTGAGCTGGCTCTCGGAGCCGGCACGCTGGTTGTCGCCCTCGATCGGCACGCCGCTGACTGCGACGCTGATGTCGTACTTGACCTCGTCGCCGTCGTCGGACTCGAGATCGGTGCGGAGCTGGATGGGCATGGTGTCGCCCGCGCTCATCATCTTGCGGGTCCACCAACTGGACTTGGAGACGTCGACAAACAGCGACGCGCTCCAGAGTTTTACTGCTTGCGGGCTGTTCAGCCCGACAATGGTCTGTGCCATGACATGAGTCCTCGATTACACGGGAGTGGTGTTTTCGGCACTCATGCGCCTGGGTGTAGCGTCAACAGCACTCGTGCGCTGTTGGTTCGCCGGACGCGTGAGCGTCGGCTGTGGTGCGGGTACTTGGGTGACGCGGTCCGGCCCGTCGATGCGCAAGCGCACCCGCGGGCCGGTCTTCGCTTCAATCGTGACGGTTGTCTCGCCGATGCGGACCTGTGCGCCGGGCGCCAGGTCCAGATGCAGTGCCATCAGGGCTTGTTGCGAGCGATCTCGTATGACGAGCCCGGCGTTTTGGCCAGTAGCTCGTCGAGCGCTTCCGGCGACATCTTCATCAGCGCCGCTTCGGTTGCCTCGATGTCCATGTTGGCCAGGGTCTGCACGTCCTGGTGCACCACGGTCGCCGTCGCGGCCGCCGGCAGCCCGCCCAGCCGCGGCGGAATCTCACCGCCCACGGGCTCTCGCACCGGTGGCGGCGGCGGTGTCAGCGTCTGCGCAGGGATGGCGGTGCGGAACCGCGCATGGGCCTGCTGCAACAGCGCAGCGTTGTCCAGCTTGCCGCCCGTTTCCTGATCCACGGTGTTGATCAGCGACTGGAAGATGCTGAACCGCGTCGGGTCCAGAATGTCCCGGTTCTCCGGCTGCTGGAGCAACGCGATCGACATCTGCTCGAAGGTCTGCGTCTGCACCTGCTGCGTGTGCGCGGCAAACTCCTGTGCCAGCTCACCACGCATTTCGGCCTTGGCGCGCGCCGTGGCCAGCTCGAACATAGCTTTGTTGTAGCCGGCCTGATCGAGCTCTCCCTCATCCCATTGCGACTGCAGCGTGGCCAGTTCGGCATCGTAGTCGCGCGCGGCCTGTGCCGGATCCACCGTGAGCGTCGGCAGCGTGGGCACCTGCGGAACCTGCAGCTGCGCAACCGGCGCCGGCGGCGGTGCCTCGGCCGCAGCCTTTGCTGCCGCTTTATCCGCGGCCTGCTTCTCGGTAGCGGCCTGCGCGGCTGCTGCCTCGTCGGCTACACGCGTGGCTTCTGCATCGAGCACAGCCCGCTCACCGTCGGTCAGGACGTCGATGCCGCCCTGTGTTTCAGTCGTATCGGTCATTGCACACCTGGGTTCATGTTTGCGTTGGCGATGACCTGATCAGCCGTGGCTGCCAGCGGCAGCGACTGGGCGATCAGGCCAGCGGTTTCGAGCGCCTTGGCCTGCGTGGTCACGCGCTGTGCTTCGGCATCTGCCAGCAACTTCTTGGCTGCGCCTTCTTCCTTGGCCACCTTGGCGGAACGCTCGCGTGTGGCCAGCTCCTGCTCCTGCTGGCGCTGCTGTTCCTGCTGCTGGCGCGCCATCTGCGACTCGGGATCGTCTTTGGCTGCCGGATCTTGCTGCCCGTTGAGTGCGCGGATGCGCTTCACCAGCACGTCCTTGCCCGGCAGGTCGGTCAGGTCCACGGCCAGATCCAGCAACTGCAGCCCGATCTGCGGATCCAGCTGACCGATGGTTTCCATCAGCTGCTCTGCCATGGCCAGCCGCATCGTTTCGCGGTAGTCCTGCGCATCCACGGCAAAATCAGCCTGGTGCTTGGTGATGTCGTTCTGCCAGTCGTACTCGCCTGTTTCGGGGTTCCACACGGGCGTGTTGATCGCCATCCACTGCAGCGACGCCTGATCCTGCGTAACGCGAAACTCCATCGGGCCTGTGACGTACTGCTCGGACAGCGACAGCGTCTTTTGCCCTGACAACTGAAACGCCATGCGGTAGTTGTCGAACAGCTCCGCCGTGGTGAGCGCGCCCTCGCTCTGCTTGGCCTGGATTGCGCGGCCGCTCTGCGCGTTGGTGTCGCGCCCAAGCTGCTCGCGGTTGACGCCCGTGCCGTCGTGAATGTGGGTTGCTGCTACTTCGGCGAGCTGCGCCTGCGACGCGGCCAGCGTCTCGCCGCGCAGGATCTCGAAACGCTTGCTCCCGGCGCCGCTGCGCGCGGATTTGAGTAACATGATTCCGTCGGGCTTGGCCGCTTGGTGCGCCAGCTCGTCGACGTCGTCGATCGCGTCCTCGTCCGCAATGACCTGGTTGGCGGCCAGATGAAACTGCGCCTTGCTCATGCGTTTGTTGTAGTCGCTCTGCGCGTCGCGCACTTGGCGCACCACGCCATACGGCATGCCGTCCTTGTCGCGGCGGAACGCCCAATACGGGGTGAGACTGAACCGATCGTGCCTGAACGGCATTGGCCCTGTGCGCAACACCGCGCTCGGCACCCACAGCCCGTAATGCACCTTCTGGCGCACCGTGTCTGAAAGGCTGATTGCGCCCTGTTCATACAGCCGCATCAGGTCCGGGTTGGTCGGATCGAACCACTGCCCATTGAGCTGATCGCGCGACTTCATTCGCTTGGCGGCGATCGGCTTGCGAAACTGCGTCTCGATGATCGTGACGCGCTGGCGCAGCCCATAGGGCGATATGCCCGCCCAGTTGCGCGAGACTCGCGTGCGGCCCCAGTCGTCGGCCTTGAGCCACATCTGCGGCACGTTCTCGTCGGCGTAGTCATCATCCATGTCGAAGCCGGTGCGGCCTTCGGCATTGGCTGCTGACGTGAGTACGCCCTCCATGCCCGGAAACATGGCAATGGCGTACTCAAGGTCGAGCGTGCGCTTGCGGTGGATGTACCTCGCGTCGCGCAGGGCCAGGTGGCGGCTGTGCGGGTCAAACCACACATTGCGCCAGCTCTCGCGCTCCAGCAGCACAGGCGGGTCATCCGGATTGCCCGTTACCGTCTCATCGGTCCAGCCCACACCCACCTTGACCGCGTCAGCGAACGCCTGCGAGCGCTCCCATGCAAACCCGTTGGTGCCGTCCAGGAACTTGAGAAACGCTTGCTTGGCCTTCGCCGGATCGGTGTCTTCCTGCGTGCGCGGCCTTACCGCCCAGTCCACGCGGGCGCGGCGCTCAGTGCCGATCAGCCAGTCGACCGCCATCTTGATCTTGTTGAACACCAGCGGCGCCTGGTTGCGCGCTGCCAGTGCCTGGATCTCTTCGAGCGTCCACTGCTCACCGTCGTAGAACGCGGCGTCCGTGTCCTGCTCCAGCCGATTCTGCGCATGCCGATCGCGCGCGTCGTACCACCAGTCGCTCAGCTGGCGCAGCAGCTGCGTGTTGTCGCTCTGCTCCTGCTTCGGTTGCGCGCTGACAGTCGGCGTGCCCGGCTCCATGATCATCCGCGGGCATCCAGCAGGGTCATGGAACTGCCGTCGCTGTGCGTCATCTTGAGCACCACGCCGTGTGCTTCCAGCTTTTGCTGGAACTCCAGCGGCGTCTGCATCGGGTGCGGCGGCATGCGCAGCAGATCCGGCAGCCACTCGAGCACGGCATCGCGCACGCGGGTCGCATCCATGCTCGTCGGGAACCCGTACAGGTGCGCGGCCACCTCGATGCACTTCAGCGCCACGCGCTTGTCGGACTCCCGCCCTTCGGCATGCCACAAGTGCGCGTCGTCCATGAAGATCAGCCAGGAGCGCTTCATGTACGGATTGCGCAGCCGCATCATGGGTTGCCGGCGCGTCTCTTCGACACGCGAACCCCACTCGAAGCTGATTCGCAGTTCGCCTTTCCGTCCCTGATCGTGAATTGAAGTACTCATGCGGTTTTCCAGTTTCCTTGCGCGCGCTTCTTGGCTTCGCGGCGCTGCTTTTCCGGTTCGAATCCCTGGGCGGCCTGCCTGAAAGCGTCGGCCCAGTGGTTGTCCCACGACTTCATCGGGTGATCGCGGAACGTCTGCGACGTCTCCGACCACTCTTTGCGGTAGCTGCGCAGCGCCGGTAGCAGGCCGATGCCCGATCCCTCCGGCTGCTCGCCACACTTCACGCTGTCGAATCGGGACAGCGGCAGCATTTGCCGCGTCATGTCGATGCCGTCGCCCAGCGACTCGATGCGCGGCACCAGCCGCGTCTGGAACCCCAGGCTTTGCAGCACCTGCTCGCGGGTCTTGCGGTCCTCTCGCGAGTAGTCGGTGTTGCCCGCGTCGTGCGGCAGGTACTGGAAGCCGTACACGTAGCCGTTGGCCAGCGCGCGCTTCTGCAGTTCCGTCGCGTAGTGGTGGATCGGCTCGCCGTCGTTGGCGTAGCTGTCGATCCAGTTGTAGAACCCGTCGTAGTGCTGCATGAACAGCAACACGTTGGTGTCGTTGTGCCCGATGTCCCAAAACACGTGCACCGGTACCGCCATGCGCGGCGCCAGGCGCAGGATGCGGCCATCGGACTCCGCCTTGTCGATGGCGCGGCCGTAGTACGTGCCGTCCTTGGATGCCTTGAACGCCTCTTCCGGTGTGGACGGGTACTCCCGCCACATCAGGTCGCCCTGTTCCTCGCGCTTCTTCGCGTACCAGGCCTTTTGCCCGGCCGACAGCGTGTAGCCGGTCTGATCCTGCACCCGGTCGAAGTATTCGCCCAGCTCGTCGCTGATCTCGATGCCATCCGGATCGGTGCTGTACGTCGGGTCTTCGAACCACGGCAGGAAGTGGATCTTGTAATCCATCTGCCCGAGCTTCGCGGTGCCGGCAGCGATGCGCCGGCGCAGCGTGAGCGCGGTCTGGCACTTGGCAAAGAAGTCGCCAAGGTTGCCTTCGGCCGTGCTCTCGATCGTGACGTAGTTACCCGGCGCAACCGTGTTCAGCGCGCCTGATCGAATCTCCTGCGCGCGCAGTGGGTCGCGTGCGCAGATTTTTCCGTACTCGGATATGTGCAACCACTGCAGCGTGCCGGAGCGATGCGACAGCGACACGGTGATCGATGAGCCGTTGATGAAAACCAGCTCACCATCCATGTCGCGCCGTGTCAGCGATCGCGCCCCGCGGATGCTCGGTGGCAACCGCTCGTAGGCGTACAGGATCTTGTCTCTAAAGGCCTTACCAGCATCGTCTTTCGTATGAAACACGAGGCCGATCGCCGTGTTTGAGCGAAACAGCGCCAGATCCAGCGCCCTGATACACGCCCAGGTCGTGATGCCGTGCTGTCGTGCCTTGAGCACAAGGTTCAGCGTGTGGAGCTCGTGCTCCATGCGCTCCTGCACGGCGTTCGGGCTGAATCGCACCGAATTGCCGTTCTTGTCCTTGATCCAGTACAGGTTGCGCAGGCGCCACGCGCGTGAACTGAGCTTCTTGCGTAGCTCGTCAGCCTGTGAATCCGGTGTCTGCTCCATCGATCTCATCCAGCACGCTCCGCAATGTGCTGTCGGCGCTCGCGGTACCCTCCGGAGTCACTGCCGATGGCAGGTTGAAGGCCTGACGCTGCAGGCCGATCAGGTTCTTGAGTGCGCCCGACAGCGACTGCGCGGCCTTCGCTCGCCCGCCCAGGTTCACGGCATCGGCAACCACGTCGCGAATCAGCGTTGCTGCGGCTTTCGTTTCGTCGCTTTGCACTGCCGCGCAGATGATGTTCAGCGCGTCGACCACCTGCGCGCGGTGTTCCGACACCGTGGCCAGCTCGTCCAACAGGCGTGTAACGCCATTCACGCCACGCGTGATCAGCCCGCGGTGCAGGTGCACGATCTCGGTGCCGGTCTGCACCAGGCGCTCTTCAACAGCCTCAGCCGTGAGCTTCCCGCCATCAGAGTCCAGCTTCTGCTGCACACGCTCTGCCACGCGCCGGCGGCGCTGGTCCGGTGTGATGCCCTCGCGCTTGGCGCGCGTGCGGATCGTGGCTTCATGCACACCGTAGATGCGCTGCAGCTCGCGCGGCCCGTGCGTCCCGTCCGCGTACAGCCGCAGGATCTCTTCCCACGGTACCGCCCCGTCATCCACACGCACCCCCTACACGCACGCACTCACGCACGCGTGCGCAGTTGCGTGGAATGCGTGTCATGGCGTGTATGGCTTGCCCTTCCCGCCCGGCAGCAGCCCTGTTTCGATCCATTTTGCGAGGTCATCGCCGGTTACATTCCGGCGCAATGCGTACTTGCGCAGCACCGCGTCGATGCGCTCGGCGTCAGCCTGGGGGAACGTGAGGTCGTAGTCCGTCACCAGCTGTGACATCGTCATCGGTTCGATGCGCAGGCCAATCAGCGCCTTGGCGTCCTGCATCAGCAGCTGCTGTCGTGCGCGGGCTGCGCCGACCGTGTTGCTGCTCTTGCCACCGCAGCCACAACCGCCACCGAGGTCAGCAATGCGGATGCCGCGGCGCACGTGCTTCTCGTACTGCTTTGCGGCCTTGATGGCGTCGTCCGGGCCAACCCCGTGACGGTCCTGCATCGCAACGCGCAGGCATTCCAGCCTGATGAACACCAGCGGGTTCATCCGTCAACCGCTCCCTTCTCGTTCACTTGCTTCGCTTCCTCGCCCGTTCGTTGAACCTGTAGATGCAACTCCACAGGGATTCGATGCGCTTTGCGGCCTGCGTGAACGCGGCGGTCAACGCTTGTTCTTCCGCCGTGCTGTCGGCGCAGTTCGCGGCTCGCGCGGGCTCTGGCACGGGTACTTCCGGTACTTCACAGCGGATTGTCTCGTAGCGCACTTCGCGCTTGATTGGCGGTGGCGGCGGCGGATCTGGCTTGTTCGTACCCAGCGTTTCGCACGCTGCGCACATCATCAGGATGCACACACAAAGCCAGACTCGACGCATTTAACGCACTCCTGAGCTGCGCGCCGATCGATCCAGACCGCGCCGCAAGCTGTTCGATCGATTCATTCAGGGCCGCCAGCTCGACGCGCTCTTGTTCGTCCTGCGCCTTTCCCGATTCCACCTGTTCACGCAGGTCTGCATTGACCTCGTCGCGCTCCTTGACGTCCTGCGTCAGCGTGTCGACGGTCTGTTCCAGCCCGCCCTGCCGCTTGCCTTCGAGATACGCACCAGCCACCAGCGCGAGGATCAGCACCCAGCGCAGCCACTCGATCAACGCGGGTTCTCCAGGCGCCAGCAGTACAACTGGTAGCGATTGAGCGCGATGCGTTTCGGACCGTATGCGAGAGCAAGGTCAATCGCGACCTTGAGCCGATTCCAGCTCATGCCGGCGGTACCCACGCATCGTTGGCCTTCACTGCCGACACATACGCATCGATGAACGGCCTTGCCATCGTCTCCCACCACGAGTCGAACACCACATCGGCAATGCCAACGGTCGACCACGCCGCACGCACTGCGGCCTGCACCTCGATCAGCTTGTCGCTGCCGCTTGCCTGCGCTGCAAACTGCGCAGCACGCACTGCAAGGCGCACATATTCGAGATCCGCGATCTGCTCCGGCTCCAGTGCCGCAGCTTTGTCGCCCAGCACCATCAGCGCCTGCGCGTAAGCGCGCCGTTCTCGCCAAAGCACCTCAATCGGCGGCAGCTTCTTCAACTTCGCGCGGATCTTTGCCTTGGCGCTGGACACCCAGCCTTTCACAGTCTCGAACACGATGCTCTCCTACCGATCCGACGGTGTGACCGTCGCACCGGCCTTGATGGATGGTGCCAATGGGTAGTGCGTGTGTGCCGGCGCACCCGCTGGCCACAACACATGCACCACGCGGTCAGCTGGAAACGATGCGATGCTCACTTGGTTGCCCTGGTTGCCGCCCAGCAAATGCACCCTGCCCGGGCTCACAGCCTCCAAGAACCCCACGTGCCCGGATGCCGGGCCGCGGTCACTACTCAGCACCACGATGGCGCCGAGCACGTTGTCAGCGATCAGGCATCGGACGCCTGGCTCGAATCCGCGCGCGCGTCCAGTTCGCGGGCTGCGATAACCGGCGCTCTCGATCGCCGCGCAGGCGAACGCCGCGCACCATGGCGTCTCGTCGTCGTTGACGTCGAGCGCCACCTTGCCGATGTCCCAGTAGCCCACAACTCGCGCGTTGTGCTTCGCGCCAACGACCTCACGCGTACCAATTTCACCGCGCGCCCAGGTGAGCCATGCCGGGATGATCATTGCCTCAAGTCCCGGGGTGCATGTGGGCAACGCCGTGCGCGTGGCGTTTTTGGCGCACACACATTGGGCACGCGGTGTGGATCATCCACGCCATTTTGCACACCGTGCCCAGCACCGACGCCATTGTCGCGATCACCACCAGCGCGCGCACGTCGTGCAGATAGCCGCTTGCCGCAAACAGTTCCAGTGCGCGATCCGACGCGTACAGCGCGCCAAGCGCCAGTAGCATCGATGGCCATATACGCCAGCGGCGCGGGCAATGGCTCATGGCCGCCATACCAACGATACCCGCGCACATCAGCAGCGCCCCGGCGATCGCGCCGGCCAGTGCCTGGCTCATGCGCCTTTCCCGATGATCGTGCGCAGCGTTTTCAGAAGCCATTTGCCGAACATGGCCGGGCTCACTCTGGCAAATGCTTTTGCAATCTTGTCCGTGACTGGCCACGTGATGACGCCGGCCACTCCGCTTGTCGTTACAACCGGAATCATTGCGCGCGAGCCGTCGTACAGCGCTTCGAGCCCCGCAAACACCACCATCGGTGCGACACATATCGTCGTCAGCACGCAGATCGCGATGCGTCGCACGCTAACGCTGGAGTCGCCAACCATCACCAGGGCTGACACCGTGCCTCCCACGACACCCATTGACGCGCTGATGCCGAGCGCAACCTCGGCGGACAACTGCGCATCACGCGTGACGATGGTCATAGACACCACTGACGCCAGAATGCCGATAGCCGCAATGTCGTGCGACACATCAGCCCCGTGGCTTGCCGATAGTCCCGCCTTGGCACGTGTACGGATCAGGGCTCGCCAATGGCCCGATCTTGATCCACGTCTGCAGCGTACCTACACCGTTGATCGCCGCGTTCTGGTCATTGCTGCGAATCACCTGCAGCGACTGAGCATTGCCACTGCGGATCGAGGTGTATTCGTAGGTAACTGCGCTGTAGTCAGCGATCGTTGCCCCTGCGCCGTAGCTCGGGCACCCGGTGTAGACGTACTGGATGTTTGGCGCCCCACCAAGCCGCGTCGTTTTGAACTGGCCCGTGGAGGTCAGACACTGCATGTCGAACGAAACCCACCACCGTTGCATGACGCCATCCCACGGTAGTGACGCGCGCGACACAACCACGTTGCACACGCGGTCGGGTGCGAGGTAAACCCCGCTTACCGATGAATCCAACGGCGCGGCGATGACCTGCGCGCACAGCATGACGCACGCGGCGATGGCCGCGATCAGGGATCGCATGATGACTCTCCAGGTGGTTGCAGTGGCTGGATTCGAACCAGCGACCTTCGGGGTATGAGCCCAACGAGCTACCACCGCTCTACACTGCGATAGAAACGCGGCGCGAGGCGCCGCAGGTGCCCGAATGGCGTCGCCCAGCTAGGCTCTGGGCATGATCGGACGCTGCACAGGGTAATGGTCAAAGTGGGCCATGTCGCGGCCCAATTTTTGGCCTACTCGCTAAGCTGTTCCCTCAAGTGCCTGACCGCCTGCCTGCGCGCGGTCAGCGCCTCTTGGTAAAGCCAGTCATACGGCCGTTTCCACGCGCGTTTGTACGTGCTCCAAGGCACCTCGATGGACCTCGCCCGATCGCGATCTGACGCGCGCGTAACTCCGGTGCCGTAGCACCCGGCGCATGGCACCTCCCGGCGGCGATCGTCCAGCACATACGGCATGATGCCGGTCCCGCCGCAGTGGCCGCAGCGCTCATCGCAGCGAAACTCCTGCAGCACGCTGGATGCGCAGCGCCCCAGCATCACGCCATTGATGTCCGGCCAGCGCTCTGACTGGGCCGCAATGAAGTCCTCCTGCGCGCGGCGCATGATCTTGCGCCCGATGTAGCCGTTTCCGATCTTCCCTGCCTCGCGCGCCATGTTGCGCTCTTCGAGCGTGTACTCCGCATTGTGCAGCGCGTCCCTGCGCCGGCGCGCCTCGCGCATGATGCGGTCGCATGTTTCCTCTCGCAGCGCCTGCAGCGAGATCCACGCGGGCAGCCCGTCGGAGTGATCGCCGGTCATCCACTGGCTCCACGTGTCGTCGTCCAGGTCGCCGTGCAGGGCCAGCAGCGTCCCCCAGCGCATCCACGTCGCATCGCGGTCGTCCGCAACCGCGCGCGACGTGAACACAACAGCCCCAATCACATATTGCGCGTGCCCGTGGTCCAGCGATGTCAGGATGCCGCCAATACCCGCCTGCATTCAGCTTCTCCGGAGTTCCAGCGCTGTCTCAACATCGGCGATGATCGATCGGTCTTTCACGTCGGCTGCCAGGCACGGCAGCACCATCCAGCCCATCAGCTGCGCGCGGCGGCTCTTTTCCGCGTCCCTGCGATAGCCCTCCGGCCGCACATGCGCGCCGCGGCTGTGTATCCCACCCTGCACCTCGATCGCCACGCGCGCGGCGACCCAGGCGAAATCCAGCTCCAGGCGTCTACGCGGGTCAAACTTGTAGTTACGCTCATAGCCGCCAAGGCCAGCGCGCTGCAGCTCCACCACGAGGGCGCCCTCGATGTCCGGCGCCTCCGTCGATCGCTCCCGTTTGCCGCTTGCGCGGCCGGCGGCTGCTGCCTTGGTGTCTGGTGGCGTGCTTGGCATGGCGCCATGACGCACACCCATGCGCAACTGCAGAGCTTCGAACTGTTCTGGCGTGTAGCGGATCACCGGCGCCTCCAGCTCGGCCACACCATGTCAAACCTCATTCGGTCCGCGCTGCGCTCGAGGATGCGGCCGACGATGTTCGGCCCCAGGGTCTTCTCCAGCTCCGGTGTCGCGAAGTTGGTCGCCACGATGGTGGGCTTGCGCGCCAGGTACCGGCCGTTGATCAGGCTCCACGAGATTTTCAGGTCATGCGCTGTTCCGGTCTGCGCGCCCAGCTCGTCGAGGATCAGCAGCTCAGCGCCCAGCCACGCGTCGATCAGCGCGCGCTCGGTGGTCTTGCTGTCGTTGCCGTAGGTGTAGCGCACCGCGTCGCTTGCGCTGGCCGCGGCGACGTAGCGCACGCTCACACCCATGGACAGCAGGCCATTGCCGATGATCGATGCCAGCAGCGTCTTGCCCGTACCTTCCGGGCCCGTCAGCAGCAGGAAAGCACCGTGCTGACGCCATGCCTGCCACCCACTCACCATGCGCACGGCGACCCTGCCGGCCTGTTCCTGCGCGCGGCGGATCTCCACCGGGGCAGTGCTGTCGATCGTCCATGCCGCCGGCGTTGCGGTTTCGTAGCACTCCGGGATGCCCGACACGTTGCGCAGCAGCGCGTTGCGCTCGTTGCGCTGGCGGGTGAAGTCCTCGCGGTCCCGGCGCTCGATGTCGGCAAGCGTGCGCTGCAACGCTTCGGCGTCCGGCAGGTCCATGCCCGGCGACCACGCTTTGGGATCAAATGGCTGGATTTGCATTTTCGCCCTCTTGTTTCAACCAGCTTGGGATCTGACCTTGGCTCAGCGCACCGGGCTCGTACTTCTGCTCTTCGGTGCGGGCGAAGGCGTTCGCGGCCTTGCTGTGCCTGCCTGGACGGGCCGCAGCGGCCAGGCGGCTTGCAATAGTCCCGATGGTCCACGTCATGGGATTTCTGACGCTTGGCCCGGCGGCGATCGCCTCCCGAGCTGTGTCTCGGAACATCGCCGGTGTTGCTGCGGGATTGGCCACCAGCTCCAGCAGCTCGGGGTGAGACTGGTTGATCCGCGTCGGAGGTATCCCGCCCTCGATCATCGCCTTGCGGGCCGCAGTCGCTGCTTCAGCAATCGCGCGCTGCTGTTGCTCTTTTTGGTTACTGGTGTCTGGTGACTGGTGAGCATTGCCGTCGCTATGCGTTGGCATAGCGGACGCATTGCCCGCGTTATCCGATGGCACTGCGGCGGGCTCTTGTGGTGCATGCGGCGGCTTTCCCCAGCGCGCCTCGGCGCTCTTGCGGGCCTTGTCCGTCTTGTCCCGATACCGCGCGATCTCGGCATCACACCGGGTATGCGCCCACCCGGCCTCTGTCCGGCGAAAGAACTCCTGCAGCACGCCGGCCAGCGCCTCGCGCTCGTCCTCAGAGCGCGCGCCGATCAGCCGTGCAGCCTGGTCGATTGGGATGGGCCCCTCACGCGTGTAGTACACGTCCAGCAGGCGGTTGTAGACGCCGTGCTCGAGCAGGGACAAGTGCCCCGCGTCGCGCAAGTAGTCTCCGATGTGCTTCTCGTAGTAGTTCATGGCGTCGGGCTACGCCCCTGCAGCCACGCGTTCCAGATCCGCCACAATCTCGTCCAGCAGCGCCGCGGTGCGGCTGGTGTCGAACTGACTACGCAGCGCTTCGGCCAGCATCACCAGGGCGCTCACCTTGTCCGGCACGCGCTCCACCAGGACACGGCGAGATCCGCGGTTGGCCAGCTCCATCAGGCGGGCAATCTCCAGTTCAACCGTGGGATCGCTGTCGTCAGCGTCAGCGGCACAGCGCTCGGCGATTCCGGCCAGTTCCCCTTGCACGTCAAAAGTAGGCGCCACCGTCGCCCCTTCCGCGGCGTCCGGAGCCGATCCCGGTGTGATTTCCGGCAACGACGGTGGCATTGAACACGTTTGTTCTTCGGTGTCACTGCTGATCGGCCCGTTGCTGTCGCTCAGCGGTCCCGACTGCACCGCCTTCGGATCGCGAACGCTGGCCGATCGACCATGCTTGCGCAGCACGTCCGCCAGCGTCAGCGCCGGCGTAGGCGACCGCACCAGCTTCTCCACAGCCTCGCGAGCCTCTGGGCTTGGCTCCGGCAGCACTGGAGCCGGTGCAGCCTCCACGCGCAGCGCAACAGGCCCGGCAACCGGCGGGGCGATCGCCACCCGATTCGGCGCGGGTCGCTGAGCGGCCTGGCGCACAGAGGCGTCGTCCACCAGCGCCATACACTCCTTGAACCCCGTACCAGGCCGCATCCGCCGTGATATGCGCCCGTTGTTATTCAGCGTCCAAAGCGCCTTCGCCACAGCATTGCGCCCGTCCAGCGTGTCACTCTCCAGATGTTTTGCGATCTCGGCAGCTGAGCGCCACGCATTGTCGGTTCCGATCAGCGATGCGAGGTATTGGTACACCTTCCCCGGCGAAGTCGGTCCTACGTCCTTGGCTTGCATCACGTTTCCCTCGTCCATGCGAAGTGCGGCCTGTGCGGAAGCACCCACAGATGTCTGATGTTGGCGACGTCCACGACGTGGGCGTCGGGCGGGTAGATCTCGACGGCCCAGCGACCGCCGTAGCCGCATTCAGTCTTGAGACGCTGCAGCTCGTCCCATGTCATGCCGTCCTGCCAGCGGTGGCCGCCGGGCGTGAGCGCGCTACGCAGGATCGACAGCCTGTGTCCCTGCGGTGCGCGGTAGATCTGCACCAGGTGCGTGCGGCTGCGCCACACGTCGATCAGTCCCGGCGGGCGGCTGGCGTCGTACTTTGATTCCGGCACGCGCGTCAGCTTCGTCGGCCACTGCGCGTTGTCGGCCTCCAGGGCCTGCGCTTGCGCCGCATGCTCGTCGGCGTAATCCATCACGCCCACCACCGCCGGCCCGGGATAACCATGATGGTTAGCTCGTCCAGCGCCCAGTGCAGCGGGCCGACGTCGTACACCGGCCCAAAGTGCGCGCGGCGGATGTGGCTGACGAACGCACCGAACTCGGTATCACCCTCGGCTGCCGCGACCCGGAAGAACCGCGCGTTCAGTTCGAAGTCGAATTTTGGCAGGTACATGCCCGCCATGTTTTGGCGCCTGGCGCACTCGCGCACGATGAACCAGCGCGCCTTTGCCAGATCCTCGGCCATGCGTCCCTTGTAGGGCGCCCGCCACACGTATTGCAGCGCCTGCGCGAGATTCGCGCACAGGTGCTCTGAAATCTCGATGCACTCCACGCCGGAGCTGTGCGCGGTGTAGTGCGCCGGTCGGTTGACCGGGTCATGCGTACCGTCACGGGCGGGCGCCGGAGTGCCCTGCAAGGCATCACTCTCCAGCGCCCGGCCCGGCGATGTCACACCAGCCGGAGGAACGTCAGCGGGGTCAACAACTGACGAAGGTAGCTCAATGCCATCGCTGCCGCTGTTCGAGGACTCTGCGGCTGCCGCGCCATGTGCGTAGGGGCTGGCACCCCCGATAGTGCCCTGGGACGCACTCCCCGCAACAACCTTGCCGCTCACAGCGGGCCATCCTTCCCAAACACCGCGCGCGCCGGCGATTCCGCCTCGATGCGCGCGTCGTGCTTGTTGCGCTCCTGCAGCAGCTGGCGCATATCGCGCAGGTCGCCCACGTCTCGCTCGATGCTGCTCAGGCGCGCGTCGATGCCCTGAACCAGCTCGCTGTCGAACTCCGCATCCGGCACCTCCACCAGCCGGTAGCCGGCCGACTGCGCCCAGAACTGCAGAAGGTTCGCGCCGCCGAACTGGCACGACAGCGCGATCAGTTCCAACATTCGGAACTTCTCGCCGTGCGTGCCCGCCAGCGCGTGCCTGAATTTGCTCACCCCGCCGTCCAGGCTCAGATCCTTGGACCAGAAACCCGTGTCGATCAGCCACGCGGCCATCACCTTGACCGGTGCCGAGCGCGTATCGAAGTCCAGGCGAAACGCCTCGTGTGCGCGCGTGATCCAGCGGTCGTTAATCACGCAGCGTGGGCGGAATTTCATGGGTGCACCTCATCGTCGTTGTGGGATGCCCAGCTTGGCTGGTACACCGCGACGTAGACAACGGTTCCCACCCAGCCGGCGATCGCGCCGGCAATGAACATCAGCGCGAAGGCGCCGGCGATCACTCCGCACCCCCTGCGTTCACGGGCTCGACGGTTGCAGCGCCCTGCTCGACACTGGCAGCCGTGGGAAAGCGCACGCGGTATCCGGTGACGGCGCCGGAGTCGTCGCGGTCCCAGTCGACGTCGTCGCGCAGGTCTTCGCAGCGCACCAGGCCGCCTGTGAACTGCTCGATGAGAGGGCATTCACTGTGCTGCACCGGCCGCAGGCCATTGGCCTTGTGGCGAACGGCAGCCGGTGTAAGTCCAAGGTAATCACCAAGCGCTGCATCGCGCAGCGGCTCAGGAGGTTGTCGTGCTTGCAGCCAAGTTCGTAGGTCCATTGAAACAGGATACGTTGCGTATCCCGACGAGCGCAAGGGGATACGATACGTGGCGTTGCTTGCCGCGGTACGACTCGTATCGTTTGCCAATGAAGGAATGGATCATCAACGCGCGACGGCGCATGAAGGAGCAAGGCGTTCGGCAGCTGGATCTAATGCCGGTGCTTGGCGTCACCACGCGCGGCGCCGTTGGTCACTACCTCACTGGTAGGCGCGATCTGACGGGCGAACAGATGCACGCCCTTGCGCAGTTCCTGGGGATGACCGTCGAAGAGCTACAGGGTTCACCGGTGGCCGCGGTTCCTGCAATCGTGCAGCGCCTGGCGCCCGACGAGCTTGCCCTGCTTGAAAAGTACCGGGCCAGCGATGCGACTGCAAAGAAGCACCTGCAAGCGGTTAGCGACGCGCTTGCTAACTATTCATCTGGAGGTGTGAGCAATGGCAATTAGCTGCGTCATCGGCTTGGCCGTCTGCCTCAACTTTGCTGGCGAGCGATTTCACGCTGACGAGCTGATTGAAGCGTTCGACACGTGCGAGATGGTTCGCCAGCTGCCTCCGGATCAGTTTGATGGATCGTCCGGGTACGGGATTGCAGCGCTCGAGGGCTTGGCTGCGCTTGGCTTTTTGGTCGACTGGACAAAGCCGGGCGCCAGACGCAAGCGCGCTGGCATGGTGCTCTGCGCTCAGATCGAAGCCGCGGCAAACGTAAAGGCCAACTGGTCGTAGTTTCAGGCATGCCGGCTGCCCGCATGCACTGTATTGGCTGGGGATACAATACGTATTGACAATAGGCAGATACGCTTCGTATCCTCGCTCTACCCTACCGGTGGAGCCGCCACGTGTCAGATCCCGCAAAGCCCTCGCTCGACGTCCGGCCCTACGCCGTACACGACGCACTCGAACCCAAGCCGTCGCACCCGCGCATCGTGATCCACACCTCGCCCTCGGCGGCGGTGTCTCACGTCGTCGGTGCGCGTTTCACTGCTACCGCTCTCAACGCCATGGAAGTGCTGGCGCTGGCCGCACAAGGCGTGCGCGTCGAAGACCCGCGCAAGGTGCTGCCCGTGCTGCCGGAAGGGCCCTGCCCCGAACCCGTGGCCGCGCCGGTTGATCCGCAGGCGTCGCTGCTGCCGCGCGCGCCGTCGTTCGAATCGCCCAACGTTAGCCCGTTCACGTCGTGACCGAACGCCCCTACCAAGTCTGGGAGCTGATTCTGATGGCCGTCGTCCTGTGTGGATGGGCGGCCATCGGAATACGCGTCCTCGCCGCGCTGCTCGCTCAGCGCCGCCGCGACAACGACCCGATCAACCGGTGGCGCCCGCCACCACCATGGAGGAACCGATGAGCATCTTCCGCAAGATCACCGCGTGGGTACGCCTGCGCCTCGTGGCCGCCCAGTGGCGCGCCCTCAACTCCGCGCCCGTCATCACCGAAGGCGCCAAGCGGTGCATCGCGCACCACAAGTACCGCGTGCGCGCCGCGATCTCCCGCAACCACCTCGACGCCGCCGACGAGGCGCGCGTGCAGCAGCGCTCCGCGGCTCTGGTGGACGCCTACTTGCACGGCAAAATCGCGACGATCGACGACGTCACCGTCTGGACGCTGGATCTGGCCAACAAGCTCGGCGCAGCCGCACAGCTCCAACGCCTGATCCGCGCGCGCTCCGGCTCGCTCGGTCACACGTCGTTTCTGGCGAGGTGAGTCATGCCCTCGATGCGCATCGACTTTGACCTGGCCGACGTGATCGGCGCCTGCAGCCACAGCCAGCTTCGCGAGCTGATTCAGAAGGCCAAGGTGGTGCTGAAAGAAGAGCCGGATCCGGACGTCGAACCCGATCAGCCGCCGCTTGACATCGCCCCTGACGTTGGCACCCGCGAGCTCGTTTCTGTTTTGTCCACACGCCCGCTGTCGCGCCACGCGCTGTACGTCGCACGCGAAGCCGGCCTGCCCATCTGAGGATTGCCCCATGTGGTTCAAGAACCTATCCCTTCTGCGCCTGCCACTCGAATACACGCCCACCGGCGTCAACGAGTTCGAACAGGCGCTGTCTGAGCACCCGCTGCGCAGCCCCGGCCCGCTGGAACTGGAAACGCGCGGCTTCGTTTCGCCGTTCTCGCGCGCCGATGCCGCGCTGTCGCATGCACCGAACGCCTACCGGCTGTTCTGCCTGGGCACCGAAACCCGCATGCTGCCGGCGTCCGTCCTGCGCGACGCTGTCGCCGAGCGCATCGCCGAGCACGAGGCCAAGACCGGCCGCAAACCCGGCAAGCGCCTGCGCAACGACATGCGCGAGGCCGCCTTGGGCGAATTGCTGCCGCGCGCCTTCATCAAGCGTGCGCGCGTCGGTGCCTACATTGACGCAGCGCACCGCTTCCTGATCGTCGACACCGCCAGCGACACCGCGGCCGAAGCTGTCTGCACCGCAGTGCGCGACGCCCTGGGCACCTTCCCCGCCCGCCCGCTGGCCGCTGAGGCGTCTCTCACGCTGCTTATGTCTGAGTGGCTGATCAGCGGCGAGCTGCCCGCCGGCTTCGAGCTGGGCGACCAGGTCAAGCTGCAAGATCCGTCCGACAGCGCCAGCACCGTGCGCGGAACCCACATCGACCCGACCGCCGACGAGATTCGCGAACACGCCCGGTGCGGCAAGCAGGTCACACAGCTTGGCCTGACCTACGACGGCCGCATCAGCTTCGTCCTCGATGCGAAGCTCAAGCTCCGCGGCCTGTCGTTCTCGGATGGCGCTCTCGAACACCTGGACGACAAAGCCGAAGAAGGCGCCGACGCTGATCAGATGTTCGAGGCCGAGCTGTTCCTGCAGGCGGAAGAACTGACCCGCCTGTTCAGCGCGCTCGATGGCGTGCTGCGGTTTGTGGACTGAGCGCCATGACTCCGCTCGTCAAGGAAGTCCATAAGCTCACTGGTGCCGCCGTTTCGCGTTGCATGTGGTTCGACGTTGGAATGGTGAGCCAGTACGACGGGCCGCTGATTCCACTGCGGCTACCGTTTGATCAGTGCGCCGTCGTGTGCCTCGATCCGGCATACGGAAAGCACTTGTTTGTGTTTTTGAGGGCGGACGATGAAACGGTGCTGGGAAGCCACTGGACATTGGCCCCGATGGACTGGCACCGGTCGGATCTGTTCGCCATCACGATACACAACAAGTCGATCACATATCGGCAGGTTGAAGGGTTGGCAATGCCGCAAGAAAGCGAAACTCACACGGTAATGGGTGTGTTGCAGAGCTGGCTGTCTCGCCTACAGACCCACGCCTGCGACGCTTACGAGCCACTGCCAAAACAGACGTTTTTGAATCGCATCAAGGCTGCAGAAGGCAAGCAGCCGTCCTATTCGTGGCGAACGGTCGTGGTGACGCCAATGGCGCATTTACAAGCGGCCTGTGGCGGCACTCACGCTACCCCACGCCTGCATGAACGACGCGGCCACTGGAGGAACCTCGCAAATGGGCGTGTCGTTTGGGTTCGCGACTGCCTTGTCGGCGACCCGGACAAGGGCGTTGTGGAGAAAGACTACCTAGTTGCGACGGTTCATTGACCATGATCCTCGCCACCCTCGCCGCCCTGTACCTTTACGCAACAGGACCGCAGCACGCGGCGGTCCTGGCTGCCCCTGAAATCGTGTGCATCACGGCCGCGGTTTACACCGAAGCCGAAGGCGAGCCCTACATCGGCAAGCTCGCCGTTGCAGCCGTCGTGCGAGCGCGCGCCGAGCGCGCCAACGAATCGCCGTGCGCGATCGTGTTCAAGCGCCACCAATTTTCGGGACTGGGAAGGCGCGTGGGGCGCATCAACCTCGGGGCGCTGCTTGAATCGTTCGGTGCGGCGCGCGCAAGCGCCCTGTCCACCGCGCCGGTGCCCAAGTGCGCCGGCGCAACTCACTTCGACAACAACTCCAACGCCCGCTGGACCCGCGTGTTTGTGCGCGTGTGCACGATCGGGCGCCATACCTTCTACCGGAGCAACACATGAAAGTCTTTGAGATCAAAGGACCAATCGCAGCCGCGATCTTGGCGCAGCTGATGGCAAACGCCGCGGAAGGCGAGGGTTTCGTCTGCGAGTGCCCGAACTGCACGGCCAAACGGCAAGCTGATCTGGACGCGAAGGCTGCGTCTGTGAAAGCCGAATTGGCCGCATCCGCAATGGCGTCCGTCAGCATTAGCGCCCCCAGCGACTTCGGCTGGGCGCTGGCCATGCTGCGCGAAGGCTACTCCTTGCGCCGCGCCGGCTGGAACGGTAAAGGCTTGTTGGTGCGCATGCAGCGGCCGGACGCCAATAGCAAGATGACGCTGCCGTATCTCTACATCGAGTACCCGGCCGACGCCGTCAACACCCCGGGTGCACGCTGCCCGTGGCTCGCATCGCAGACCGACATTCTGGCGATGGATTGGGAAATCGCCTAAATGGCTCACGCCCTCGGCACCACCATCAAACCGCTTTTCAAGCTCGGCCGCACGGCAGACGACTGCTGGACGTGGCTGGGCACGGTGAACGCTCTGGGCTATGGCCACAAGACGGTTGGGAAGCGCTGCCTTCCGATCCGCCGCTGGATGTGGATGAGCCTGTTCGGTGCCATCCCCGAAGGCCTGGTAGTCACCAACACCTGCGGCCTGCCGAACTGCTGCAACCCCCATCACCTGCGCTGCGTGTTTCAGGCGCAGGCCAACCGCAACGGCACCGCCTGCGCACTGTTGCCCGGCGACGTCATCGAGATCCGCGAAGCCGGCCGCAACGTGCGCACCGCAGCCGATCGCAAATGGGGCAGCGTGCAGGAGCTGGCGCAGCGCCTGGCCGACAAGCACGGCGTCACCCGCGCCACCATCTTTGACGTGTGGTCCCGCAAGAGCTGGAAGAAACCGCGCCGCACCAAGCGCGCGACGATCACGAGCCTTGCCGCATGACCACCGCCCTGATCGAGGTCGAAACCCTGGCCGCGCGGCGCTTTTTCGAGCCCACGCCCGCCCTGGTCAAGCGCCTCAAGTACCTCGCGCGCCGCGGCGACCTTCCCGGCGCCTGCAAGATCGGCAGCCGCTGGTTCTGCGACCTCGCCGCCTTCGATCGCCACATCGCCAACGACGGCCCCGCCACGCCGCCCGCGGCATCCCTCGCTGACCTGGTCGCGCGTGCGCGCGCCGAACGGAGTGCGCAGTGAACCGCATCCTGATCGTCGACCTGTTCGCCGGCGCCAACGTGGGCGAGCCGCTGGCCATGGAACAACTGGAGAAAGCAGCGTGAGCGCAAACACCAAGATCGAAATTCTCCGCGCCCGCGAGGCCGGCCAATGAGCGCGCATACGCCGGGACCGTGGATTGCTACGCCAGACCCATATGCCGTTGGCGACGCAATGATCGGAGTTGATGGCGGCAAGCCTGATCAAGTCGCGTGCTGCGCGCTAAAGGATGCCGCACTCATCGCCGCAGCGCCGGATATGTACGCCGTGCTACGCGAACTCGCCGAGTGCTCGGAATACTGGAGCGAATACTACGTGCCGCTAGGCATCCATGATCGGATTGCTGCTGCACTGGCAAAGGCAGACAGCCAATGAGCGCCCGATACGAAATCAGCGAGGGCGAGCTTGATGTGCTCGCGATAACCGGGCCGGAGGGCACGCGCTACATCGATGGAGAAGAAATTGAGGCGCGCGTCATCCGCCAGCAGTCCGCCGACCTCGACGAGTTGCGAGCGGAGTTGGCTGCGGCGGTTGCGGAGCGGGACTCGGCGCTAGATAAACTTTCAGTGGCAATCGGAAAATGCTGGTGCA